TGAATGGAGATACAGTTGAAAAATATGAAGGTGAAAAAGTTTTTTTGTGGATGGATGAAATTGTAAATAATATAAAAAATAATGAATCAAATGTAAATAATAATGTATTTCAACAAAATGTAAATAATGTAGTTCAAAATAAAAATAATGTTAATATTAATTATGAAGAAGAAGAAAAAGAAGAAGTTTATGTAGAACCAGAACGTAAAATAAAATTAAAACCAAAAATAAAAAAAACTAAATATGTTCCACAATCTTTAATTAAAAAAGAAACAAGAATAGAAGATTTAGATGATGAAGAAGAAAATGATGGAGAAAATAATAATGAAGAGGAAAATAATGAAAAAGTAAAAAGACCACCAGTTCCAATTCGTAATGGAGCAGGAAATTATGTATTTGAAGAAGAACTTGATAGTGAACCATCAGTAAGTAATTATATAACACCAAATAAAATAAAAAATGGTGATAATGAAAAAGGTGGTAATATATTTGATGTAGCAATGGCTATGAGACAAGAAAGAGAAAAAGAAACAAAATAAAACATTATTAATAAATGAAAAATCATATTCTTCTAGATTTAGATCAAACATTGATATCAAGTGAGTTAGTTGATGAGTTTGATATAAAAGATGCAAATAAAAAAAATAAGTTCAATTATTCAAATATGGATAATTATTATTATGTATTTGAGAGACCTGGACTACAAAAATTTCTTAGCTATTTATTTAAAAATTTTAAAGTATCAATATGGACAGCAGCAAGTAAAGAATATGCATTATTTATAATTAACAATATAATTTTAAAGGGTAAAAAAGGTAGAAAAATAGAATGGATTTTTTATTCTTATCATTGTGAATTATCAAAAAAACTTAAAGGTTCAATAAAAAATTTGAATTTATTAACAGATGTTTTTAATATAAATGAATTAAAAAAATGTATTATATTTGATGATAATGAAGAAGTATATGAAACACAACCTAAAAGATGTATAATAGTTAAACCTTTTAATTTTACTGATATTAATAGTGAAAATGATAATTATTTAAAAGAAGTAGTAAAAGAATTAAAAAAAGGAAATAATGTAAATAAAATAAATAATAATTTAAATAAATAAAATTGAAATAAATTTTAATTATAAACTATAATTAAAATGGCTGATTTCTTATTATTTGAGCAAGCTTTTGAACAGTATAAAAAAATACAAGAAGAAAAAAATGATAATGAAAGTAAAGTTGAAATTGAACCTAAAAAAAAAATTAGTATAGATGCAATATATAATTGTGAGCATGAAGAGACAATTAATGAAGGAGGTCTTATAACTTGTTCTTATTGTGGTGAGCAACTTAAAAGAGAGATTATGAATGAAAAAGAATGGAGATATTATGGTTCAACAGATAATAAAAGAACATCAGATCCAAATAGAGTTCATTCAAGAAAAGTTGAAGAAAAAAATATAAGTAAAGATGTAGAAAATATGGGTTTTAGCGAACCAATAATAATTAAAGCTGAACAAATCTATTTAGAAGTTACAAAAGGTGAAATTTACCGTGGTCAATCTAGAAAAGCAATTGTATTTGCTTGTATTTTTCTTGCATATAAATTGTCTGGTAATTATCAATCACCAGAAAGTTTAATTAAATTATTTGGATTAAGCAGAAAAAATGGATTAAAAGGATTAAAAACAGTAAATGTAAATGCGCCAAAAGATTTAATATTAAATACAAGTTTAATTACAATAACTCCAATTCATATAATAAATGATATTATGGATAAATTTAAAGCTTCTTTAGATCAAAAAAATGAAGTTATTACTTTATATTCAAAAATTAAAAATAAATCATCAAAATTAAATAGAGCAAGACCTCAATCAGTTGCAGCATCATTAATATATTATTGGACACAAAAAAATAATATTGACATAAATTTAAAAGATTTTGCTAAAAAAGTAGATTTATCTGAACTTACAATTGATAAAAATACAAAAGAAATTTCGATTATATTAAATAAATAATTTTAAACTATAATAGTTTAAAATTATACTAAAGATTTTATATTAGTTTTAGATGGCGTTGTATATTCTGTTCCATCAGAAAGTTCAAAAGTTAATGTTTCAAATCCAAAAGATTCAGGTGTAAATTTAGTATTATGCCAATTATAATTTGGTCCAAGGTATGGAACAATTTGAGAAGTAACATCATCATTTTTATCATTAATAATTTGAAGTACAGGAGAAGGTCCTCTTGATACAGTAACAATCATTTTATATATTTTTCCTTCAATTACATATGTAAGTTCATATTTATTTCTATTTATTTTCTTTATTGTTTTATTAACTTTTTGTAGAAATGTAATCCAAATAGCTTGACAAATGAGTTTTAAGCTTATAATAATGATTGTTAATTTATTTTTATTTCTAGTTGAAACTAGAGAATTTAATCTTTTCCATTTGTTATATTTCATTTCAAGTTCATTTTGAACTATTTTATGTGTATTTAACATATATAAAAAGCTTAAAATAAATAAAAATATAATAATTAAGAAATAATAAAACATATTTATTATTTCTAATATAATTTTAAATTATAATACAAAGTCAAATATATGTTGATGAATTCCAGATTTTGTTCCAATATTTAAAGGTTTTAAAATTTTAAATATTATCATCTTCATTTCTTTTCTTTTTTTAATATTATATAATTTAGAAATTCTTGATAATAAAAAAGTATTTTTTAAACATGCTATTTCATTTCTACAATAAGTACAAATTTTTAGTTCATTTAATCCTCTTTGATAAAAAGTTAAATTTATTCCTATTTTAATATTATCACAAAATTTGCATATTTTAATATAATTTCTAATATTTCTAATTTCATCTTCATTATCACTATATTGATAATCAGTTTGATTTTCCATTTATATATTATAATCATCTTTAAAATAAACTTAATATTTTCATTTTAAATTTTATTATGATTAAATTAAAAAATAGGTTTATGATTCAATTAAAATAGAGATTTTTAAAAAGTATAAATGATTTTAATAAAGTTTTATATTGGTTAATAATTTAAATTTTAAAATTTTGAAACTTGTAATAATATAAATATGGAATTAAATCAAAATGAATATAGCATTGAAAGATGGGATGTTGTCTATGATGAAAAAACTAATACTAAAAAACCAATTTTATATATATTACCTGATGATTTACTTATTGAATTTAGTAAAATAAATGAAAATTCATTATATGTAACTATAAAAGAAACAAATATTGATGGATATAATGATATAAGATTAAAAGCAAAATTAGTTCCAAGTTCATTATATCCTGTAAATAGACCTAACTTTTTTGAAAAAACAAAATATTATGTAATTGTTTTAGAAGATAAAATTTGGCTAGGTTATCCTAGAAAAGATGGAAAAGTTTTATTTGAAGGTGAAAATAAGGTTGAATTAAAAAATAATGAAGAAGTTCAAATAAGTCCAACACCTACTTCTGAATCTACTTCATCACCAACTTCATCACCTACTTCATCATCTTTATTAAATAATGAAAAAACTTCAATACTTGAAGGATTTAATGATTACATAAAATCAAGTTCAAATTTAAATTCTTTTTTAATGTTTTTAGTTTTTTTATTATTTTTATTATTGATAATTAGATGTGTATTAAATATAAAAAAATAAAATTTTATATGTAATCACATATATCAACATAGTTCCAATTTAAACTATTATTATCTTTATATATTCTAAATGGTTTACCACAACCATAAATTAAATTATTTTGAATTAGATCATCACATTCTTGTTTTGAAGCATGTGGATTAATTTGATTTCCATTTTCTTTTAATACTGCATGTCTAAAAATTTGGCAATTTACTTCATTAAAATTAACAATTACAATAGAATCACAATGTGGACAATTAAATTCAAATATATTTTCTGTCTGATTATAAGTAATTTCTTTTCTTGTTTGTGATAAAGACATTTATAATATTATAATATTTTATTTATATATTATAAATGTCAACTAAATTGCCTTGTTATTCAACTATAAGTAAATATGATTCTTCTTTACCAGAAAATCCAATTATGGATCCATATATTACAGTTGGAATTCCTTCTGTATTTTCAAAGGTTGGCAAATTGCCTCCAGTAATAAATGATATACCAGATGAAAAATTACAAAAAATAAGATATAATTCAAATAGATATTTGACAATGCAATCTTATGGTAGTAAATAAAATGAATTTAAAATTCTTATTAATAATAAAAAAGGAAATGGCAACTGCAACTTCTGAAGATAGAATATATTTAGGAAGGGGTACTGAATTTAAGAATATGATTATTTCATTTCTTGAAAGAGGAAAACTAAAACCTAAATATATTAATTTATTAACAAATGATGAAAATATGTTATTATATGGTCAAGCATTTACTTCTGAAACAGTAAATGCTGAAGTAAATTATGAAGTATTTGAACAACTTGGTGATGTATCTGCAAATAAGTTTATTGTATGGTATGCATATAAAAGATATCCACAATTATTTTGTCCTTCTGGTGTTCAAGTTGTTGCACACTTAAGAATTAATTATGGTGCTAAAAAAACTTTTTTTGAAATTGGACAAAGTCTTGGTTTTTGGTCATTTATTAATGCATCAGATGATGAATTATCAAGAAGAAAAAAGAATTTACTTGAAGATGTATTTGAAGCTGTAATTGGTGTAACAGAATATATATTAGATAATAAATTTCGTCCTGGTGTTGGATATGGCATTGTATATGATATATTAACAAATATATTTGATAATATTGAAATGTCACTTCAATATGATGATCTTAAAAGTTCAAAAACAAGATTAAAAGAAATTTTTGATAAAAAAGTAGTTATGGGTGAACTTGAATATATTACAAGAAGAGAAAATAATTACCCTACTGTATATACATTTTTGGTTCCGCCATCTAGACAAAGAGAAATTTGTAAATATTGTGGTTCTATTTTAAACTCAAAAGCAGCATTAAACAAACATATTGAAGAATGTGAATCTAGATTTCGTGAAGCTGTAACTAATTGGGAATTTTTAGGAAAAGCTTCAGCTGCATTAAAGATTGATGCAGAAGTTAAATCAGCAGAAGAAGCACTTACTACATTATCAACAAGATATGGAATTAAAACAAATGTTCCAAAAGAACATACTAAACTTTGTAGATAATTAATTATATAAATTTATAATTTATTTTGATATTTAAACTTAATTAAGTTTAAATATTTTATTAAATTTTATTTAACCTTTACTTTATTCCAATCTCTGATTCAAATCTAATTAAAAAAACCTATTCTTAGAATTGCATCAATTTTTTATGTTCTAAACTACCAAGAAGCTGGGTTTGAAATTGAACTATCAAATTGTTTTTTTAAAGAATCAATTTCATATACAACTATTGATACACCAATAATAATAATTATTAAAGATAAAATAGTATTTTCTTCTTTCAAACCAATGAGAAAAATTAATATTCCAAATAGAATATTTACAATTTTTTTTATTTTTATTTTTGTAAAGCAAATTATAAATAAAACTGTAATTAAACTTAAAATAATATATAATATGATTAGTAAATTTAAATTATTTTTATTCATTTATCTAATAATAAATTAAATTTTTTAATTACAAATGCAAATTAAAACAAAATATAAATTAGTTTTAATTTAAATAATTATTATTAAATGTTAAATGTCATTATCACAAGATAGTATTACTTTTGGTAAATATAATGGTAAAACTTTATCTGAATTATTAAGAGATAGACAATATTGTAAATGGCTATTAAATGAAGATTGGTTTAAAAATAATTATGTTTATCTATTTAATAGAATTAAAGATTATAATCCATTACAATATTTTATAAATGAAGATAAAAAAAGCGAAGATTCTTCTTTTTTATCAACTTATAAATATTTTAAATTAAATGAACCTAATATTGAAATATTAAATGAAAATGAAAATAAATGTTATAGATTTTATTTTAATATGATAATAAATTTTAAAAACCAAATTATACAAAATATTGAAAATAAAAAAGATAATCCTTTTAATATAAAAGCACCTAATAAATGGTTACAAGAGTTTGAAAATGAAACTGAATTATCAAGAAATATTTTAAAAGATTTTTTATATGCTTATGAACTTCCAAATATACCATATATTATAGAAGATATAAAAAGAGAAGGTGGAATAACTTATAATGGTGTTAATTCTTTTAAAATAGCAAAAGAAAGATCTAAAAAACAAGAAGATTGGTGGGAAGTAATTTTAAAAAGTAAATATGGTGAAGAAATTAATACACAATTTAAATTTAAAAATTGTTTTTTTGATTTTATTAATATTAGAACTAATACTATATTTGAATGTAAATTAAATCTAAAAGATTTTAATGATGATCAATATGAAAAATATAAACTTATATTAAATAAATATCGTATAATTTATTTGATTGGTACAGATTGTGTAATTTATATTGAAAAGAAAAGAATATATACAACAGATCCATCAAAATATTTTTTATATATATCACAAATTAAATATAATAGTAAATTAAGTTATATTGATAATTTAATTCAAGATTTTAAAATTATAAAAATTAATGATATATCAAGTTTATTTGGAAAAAATAAATAAATTATAATTTAAATAAAAATAAAATTTAAAATAAATGGAACAAGATAATTTTAAAGATCCTGATAATTTAAATGATATTGTTAATCAAATAAAAAATGCACAAACAATAGGAACAATCTATAGTATTATAAATAATGTTTTTCCAAATTGGATTTTAGGTTTTACAAGAAGATATTGTCCTAATTATCCACATTTAACACAAAATTGGCATTATATTTGTAAACAAAATAATTTTATTCCAGCACAAGTTATAATTGTAAGTTTTATAAATAATTTTGAATCAAAAGAACATACATTAATGAATATATTTTTAGATATTTTTTATAAATCTGGTTTTAGTGTTCGTTTATCAAGTAATTATAAAATTTGTCCAGATTGTAATAATTATGTAGTTCCAACTATAAATATGTATGAAAAATTTGTTGAATGTAATATTGAAACAATACCTTCAACTTGGACAGAAACTTGTAAAAAATGTAATGAAGAAAATAATTAAAATTTATATTTTATATTATATTATAATATAATATAAAATGGCATTAGCTGTACCTATGTGTGGATTTCGTAATGAAAATTTAGTTAATCAAAATTTATTTAGAGATTTAATGTTAACACAATTTAATCGTTATACTACTGTATCACAAACTTATGGAGATAATATTGTATGTAGATTTGGACCAAATGTTTTTGAATTTGTAAGAGTAGGTTTCTTAGGAGAAGGTGGAAATGGAGCTGTATATCATTATCGTGATAATCGTAATAGAATTAATATTGCTGTTAAATGTTGTAGAAATGGAGATGAAATAAATATATCAGAACACCTTATTTTAAATAATTGTCGTACATTATTTTCTAAATATGTTGGACAAAGTTTAATTATTAATGGTACATTAGTAAGGTATCCTTTTATTATGGAATTAGCAGAAGGCAATATAAGAAACTATTTAAGAGATTTAAGAAGAAGTGTTGTTCCTAATCTTACTGATGATCAATTAAATACAAGAGTATTATCATTAGTAGAAGAAGTAAGACAACAAATGGTCTGTATATATAATTCAAATAATAATTATGTATATACAGATCTTAAAGTTGATAATATTTTATTTAAATGCGATAATCCTGCAAGATTAAATGATACTAGAATTTTTCTTGGAGATTTAGGAAGTGCAGTAGGACTAGCTTCTAGATACATTGCAACTTATCCACCATATGAACATAGAAATGGTGATGGAATTTTAATATTAAATACAGAAAGAGAAAAATTAGATGCAATGGCTTGGGAATTAGGTGTACTTTTATTATCTATTTATCATGGTGGAACACCTGAATTTGCTGATTTAGGATATCATAGAATTAGAGGTATTGATGTTGGAACTACTTTTGCAACATTATATCAATTAATGGAACAATCTTATGGTCCTGACCTTGCAAGATTAATACAAATTGATCCAATTAATAGAAGATCTATACTAGATCCTATTCCAATTCAACCATAAATTATTAGTTTATTTTAATTTTTTATATTAAAATAAACTTTTTTATATATAAAATGGCTTCTTTTATTATTTGTGAACCTAGAAAAGAAAACAAACAAAATCAAACTATGTTTAATAAATATTTATTTTCATCAGAATATCAAAGTTCTGTTATTAATCAACCTGATCCTATGGGTCCAATTGTATTTATAATTCCACCACATGTATTTACTTTTAACTATGTTAATCAAATTGGTTCAGGTGTATATGGTAAAGTATATCATTTTTATGAAAATATATATAAAATTAATATTGCAATTAAATGTTGTAAAAATAACAAAGAAGAAAAAATAGCAGAAGATCTTTGTAATTCTGATTGTAAAACATTATTATCTAAACCAGCTGGTGTTTCATTATATGTTAATGGTAATCTTGAAAATCATTGTATTTTTATGGAATTAGCTGAAGGCACTCTAAGAAAATATTTTACAAAATTAAATTCAGCTTCTCTTTCTGTTTATGAATTACATAAAAAAATATTATCAATAGCAGAAGAAGTAAGACAACAAATGGTATGTATATATAATTTAAATAATAACTATGTATATACTGATCTCAAGCTTGATAATGTTTTATATAAATGTGATGACCGTAAAAAATTAGATCAAGTTAGAATTTTACTTGGAGATTTAGGAAGTGCAATTAAAGATGATCATAATGAATATATAGCTACATATCCACCATATGAATATAGATATAGTAACGGTTTTATATTATTAGATACTGAAAGAAAAAAATTAGATACAATGGCTTGGCAATTAGGTGTACTTTTATTATCTATTTATCATGGAAATAAACCAGAATTTGTTGAATTGCAGTATAATGAAATAGATGTGATTGATTTTTTTGGACATGATACTTTTATAAAATTATATGAGTATATGGAAGTATCTTATGGTCCTGATATTGCAAGATTATTAGCAGAAGATCCAAATAATAGAAGATCTATACTTGATCCAATTCCAATTCCACCATAAATTAACAATTGTTATATTAGTGTATCAAGAGAAACTTCATTTTTAATAAATTATATAATAAAAAATAATAAATTTAATTATAATAAATGGCAGAAGACCCAACTTTTGGAATTTTTGTTCCAGATCGTATTACTACTTTTAGCAATCCAACTATAATTCCTAATAGATATCAGAATGGACTTTATAAAATGTGGCTACAACAAGTCTCACACTTAACAGTTCCTAGCGCAAGAGAATATCGCCCAGAATATAATACACAACCTTATGAGGTTGTTTATTCTTTAAATAGACAAAGCTATGTTGTTTACTATAATAATAATTTTTCTGACGCTAAAGAAAGATTTTATACAGATATGGAAGAAGGAGTTGAACTCCTTAATAATCGTCTAAAAAAGTCTTCATCACCAAGAAGAAAAAGAAGCTTAAATAATTCTTCTCTCCAAAAAATGTGTAAAAATTGTTTACAACATATGTGTAAACATCAAAATATTAAAGGTTATAGCAAACTAAATAAACAAGAATTAGTTAAACTATTGTCAAAAGCTAGAAAACATTAAGTTTTTGTTTAAATTTTATATTGCTTATATTAATATGAAAAATATAAAATTTTAATTTTTTGAAATTTATCTGGAAATCAATAACAATGTGAATTTTTAGTTTTAATTAATAATGAAGTTTGATATTTAAATTAAAAAAAATTTAAATATTATTTAAAAAAATCTTGAGCATATTCTTTAATTAGTTCAATTATTTTAGTATTTGGATTGTGTCCAATAGTTTTATAAATAACATTGTATTTTGTTAAATCAATATTGTTAGATTTAATATTAATTTTATCTTCTTCTTCTTTTGATACCAACACAAAAGCACTAAATGGAATTTTATTTTTATCATAACATTTTATCAGTATAATTTTGTGTCTATTTGTATATTCCATAATA